GCAGACAATGACACACTTGTCTCGTGGTGGGGTTCTTCTGGCTGGATGATATTATTCCAAGCCAGGTTGATGGGATACGCGCCGTACATTAAGCCATTACTATCACGCCTTGCGGCCGGGTAGTAAGTCTTCCGGCAAAAAGTTACTTCCTCTCTAGAAGTACCGGATTTTTCATGAGAGATCTCCATATCCACAAGGCCTGATAACTCAATAGCAGTCTGTAGAATGCCATGGGCCTGGTCGTCCGAATATTTCCCCGCAAGAGCCATATCGTCGCCTAGTGCCACCATCATTTTAGGGGATTTACCCATAGTTGATGCGAGAACCAAGATCACTGTATAAATGGTCTCGAAATCGTTAGTGATATTCGCGCCACTCAGCAGTGAGTGTGTTCCTGTGATAAGATAATCTCCCATGTAGATAGGTTGGTCAAAATTTTGTTCAAAATGACATCCCATCTGCACAGCGAGTTCCGGGAATAGCGTTTCATACACGGGGTAGATAAGTTCCATGGCTATCCTCTTGCGAAGATTGACATCCATGCTCTTATAATCCCAAAATACCCAGGCTAACCTGCGTAGAATGGCCTCCGTGATGCGCGGACGCACAACAATATCGTCTCGAAGCCATGCCCCAAAATAATGAGGAAGGTACTTCTTCAGCCAGTTTCTAGCTGCTGTCAGATATTTCTGTTGTGCGCGCACATTAGCCACCGCGTCCATAAAGATGCCCCTATCTTTTGAACGCATCCTTCTCTGACCAGGAGTAGTAGGGAAGAACCGCTGGAGAGAAACCTTGTTCACTCCAACAGTTTCCGCAGAGAAGGTACCTTTACTTAAACCTGTAGGAAGAGCAGCGAACGCCTTACGTAGCGCCTCGGACTCATATTGGGGGCGTCCGTATTTAGCTATACAGCCTTTGATCTCTGTGATAAGCAGGTCTCGAGCTATGTAAAGCGCCGACGGGATAGTTCCGGTGCATCCAGGGGTATAGTATTTGAGAATTAAATCTAAGTGCTTACCCTGATCAAACTTGCCGCCTTGACGTCCGATCTTAGAAGACATTTCCTGACAGTAGCGGACATACGGCTCGTGACGCGGCCCAAGCGTGTTAGCATGAGTCGCATGTAATGCAAACGGATCAAACGAGGATTCCCAAAATTCCGACAAAGGAGCGAAGTAGGAGTCTTCAGGTTTCTCGGGAATCATCGAGAGAAGATTATAACAATTTCCCGTAAGATCTAACTCAGATCTAAGATGAGGAGAGAGAAGAACAATCGACGCTGTCGTGTTCTGCAGTTGTTCATCGGTCGGAAACAACATCATCAACATACCACCCTTCCGCAATATCGAGGACTCTCAAGATAGTCTCCTCAACTTCCTCAAATTCCTGAATAGTACAAGCGTCACGCCAGTAGCATTTCCAGAAATTCACCCAAGGGTTGATGTACCCCTGATTAACAGGAGCGAGACCAGAGAGCAACATCTCAACAACGGAGAGGTGATTGATGGCAGAAAGATCGCGCACAGGCTGATCGAGCATAGCCTTATGGATCAAGACATGCAGAATGGTAGTGTAGGATACTTCCGGGTCAAAATTCTCAGCAAACTCGTAGAATCGACGCAAAGTCATAATTTCGCGCGATCCTCTAGAGTCAGCCATCATTGACATAAATATCTTCCACCAGTTCGTCTTCAGCGGGAGGACAAGAAAATCGTCAGTAAACGAGTAACCTTCGTTCTCATCTCTCTTTTGCACAGCAATAGTGCAATTGTGAAGCGAATATTTATCCTCTGAAAAAGTAGAGGAAAATCCATGTGATGCATACTCCGCGTACGGCTCTGCCAGATCCCATTTCTGGGCTGGACTGTCCGCTTTCAAATTCGAGTAG